AAAGGCAGAGATGTATGATGATTACCCTCAAACTGCTTCCAACAATGCAAAGCGAATGCTTGAGTGGAGAGAGAAGTATGGCAGGGATGAAGTCAAGGGAGGAACTGAAATAGGGTGGAGAAGAGCATCCACTTTGGCAGCTCGAAATCCGATCAGTGCTGATGTAGTTTCCAGAATGGCACAATTCAATAGACACAGAGAAAACTCAAAGATTGCAGATCAATACAAGGATGAACCTTGGAAAGATCGTGGATATGTAGCTTGGAATCTCTGGGGTGGAACTGCAGGAGTTGATTGGGCAATTAAAAAAATGGAGCAGATAAGAGATGGCAAAGATTAGATTTTTTGATGGTGGAGTTGATAAGCCAAAGAAAAGGAGAAAAGGAGTGCATTCAAAAAATGCATCTAAATCTCAAAAAGGATATAAGAAAAAAAGAAGAGGTCAAGGGAAAAAAAGAAAATAAATTAAAAGATGAAAGAGATCTCAAAAGACACAAAGTTTGCATTTTCAATTGAAACATTGATTTCATTGGTGGGTGGATTGATAATTGCTTCAGGGTTTTATTTTAACCTGAAGGCACAAATCAATAAAGCAATGGAAATGCCAGAGCCAGTAATCTCAAGGCAGGAATATGATTTGAAGGACAATGCAATCCGTTCAGAGATTATGAGCAATAGAGAACTGATTGAAAAGAATTTTGAGAAACTTGAAGTAATCGAAGCACGATTGTACGAATTGAAAACAAAGTAAAATGAAAAATTTGATCATCATATTGGGATTGATGTTTATGCCATCAAAGGCAAACCTTACTCCAGTTGATGAATCAATTACAATTCTGCAGATCAATGCAAAGTGGAATCAATCACACAATGTGGATCTCTCTGGATTAGATGGCTGCAAAGTACAGTTTGCTTGGCTTGAGGATCAGGATGAAGCTCTAAAGAGCCAAATCAAAAGAGTGCCAATTGTGCTAATGTATAAGGGAAGTAAGGCAGTGAAGCAATGGAAGGCAGATCTATCATTCACACTTGATGTGGATTTGCAGGAAATTCAAGCTGCAGTAAATCAATATAAATAATGCCAAAGCCAAGAGAAGGGGAATCAGAGCAAAACTTTATTGACAGATGCATGAAAGATCCTGAAGCAATCAGTGATTTTCCAGATGCAGGGCAAAGAGTTGCATTCTGTTATTCCCAATATGCAAGAGAATCCAAAAGTATGCTCAAAAAGGATACAAGGATTGGATGGAGAATAGCGTTTGAGGATCAGATGCGAAAAGCCGAAAAGGCAGTATTGCCATTAGTCAGGAAGTTTTATGAGCAGGAATACAACAAAGGGATTGATTTATATATCCAATCTGGATTGATAAATCCAAACACAATCTTTCAAGCAAAGGGATTTGAGAAGATCTATCAAGATATTTATCAAGGTGTGGGAATGAGGTTTGCAAAATGGTATGCAAAGAGCTTTGATAAATTCATTAAAAAAGGAATAAACCCAAATCAATTTATATCACAATGGCAAAATCTGTTTGCAGCGTTTGCTCTTGCAAATGCAGGAGAAAAGATCACACTTGTTCAGGGAACTGCAAAAACAACTCTTGTAAAGATATTGAGAGCCAATATGCAAGATCCAGAGTTTGCAGCAATGGGTGCAGTTGCAAAACAAAAGGTGTTGAGAAACCAAACTAAAATCTACACAAGGAATCAAGCTTTGAGATTAGTGAGAACTGAATCCACAAATGCAGCCAACTATGGCACAATGCAATCTGCTCAAACAATCTTTGCAGGAGAGCAGATGATGAAAGAGTGGGTTTCTGCTATGGATACGAGAATGAGAACAACTCCTCCCAGTGATTTTGATCATGGCTTGGCAAATGGGCAACAAGTGAAATTCAATGAGCCATTCATTGTCAGTGGGCAAAAAATGATGCATCCTGCTGATTGGAGTTTGGGTGCTTCTGCAGGAAACATTGTCAATTGCAGATGCAGCTCATTTCCATTCCCAATGGAGAATGCACAAGCGTTGCAGCAGTTTGAATCCATTGGATTAGGGTTGGCAGGAGCTGCAATAACAAATCCAACAGAATAACTATATTTGTAAAAAATAAAGATATGAGCATAATCTTCAAGGCATCTCCAATGGGAGAGATTGCAGATATTGATGACAAGATGGGAATCGTAAAAGGATACGGATCTTATTTTGGAAACAAAGATTCTGATAATGATGTAATTGCAAAAGGAGCATATCAGAAAACCATAAAAGAAAACGGAGAGAGAGTTCGATATTTATATCAGCACGATATGAGCCAACCCATTGGCAAAATGAAAGAGATGTATGAAGATGACAAGGGATTGATGTTTGTTGCAGAGATTCCTAAAACAACTCTTGGAAAGGATGTGCTTGAACTTATGAAGGCAGGAATCATCACTGAAAATTCAGTGGGAATCCTTCCCATCCAGAAACAAATGAAAGATGATTACAGAGAAATCACAGAGGTCAAATTGTATGAGATCTCTGCAGTTACTTTGGCAGCCAATGATCAAGCAAAGATCTTGGATGTGAAAGGTAACATTGATTTTGAGAAAATTCAAAAGCGTTACGATTCATTGGCAAAAGTTATCCGAAAAGGAAACATTTCTGATGATATGGGTTACGCAATAGAATCAGAAATACTGAAGCTTAAATCATTATTCATTGATTTCACAAAGCCGATTGAAAAAGAAATCACTTTGCCGAAGGAAGATGATCAAGTGGATGTTTTCGCATATTTATCAAATAGGTTAAAATAATTCTTAAAAACTTTTTCAATTATGAATGAAAATGTAAAAAATCAATTGGATCAAATCGGAGATCTTATTGATGCAAAGCTTGAAAAAGCTTATGGACAAGCAGTTGAATCTGCTACTGGTAAAGCTGATGAAGCTCTTAAGGGAGAGATCAGCAATCTTGCCACTAAATTCAACGAGAGAATGGATGCTCTTGAAGTTGCTAACAAAAAGCAATTTGAAGCTTCCAAAGATCTTTCTTTCAAAGGTGCTTTGAATGCAGCCATCAATGATGGTGCAATTGAGAGCATTGTAAAAGGAAACTCTCGTTCTGCTTCTTTTGAGGTCAAAGCTGATATGACTGTTGCTGCTGATTTCACTGGGGAAGTTATCCCTGCTGATCGTGTTGCAGGATACAAGTTTGATCCCACTCGTTCAGTGCATGTTCGCAACTTAATTCCACAAGGATCAACTTCATCTGATGTTGTTCGTTTCGTAAAAGAATCTGGATATTCAAATGGTGCTGCTACTGCTGCTGAAGGTGCTACTCTTGCACAATCTGATTTTGATATGACTGCTTCTGATGCGAATGTTCGCAAAATCGGAACTTACTTCAGAATCAGTGAAGAGATGTTGGCTGATACTCCTCAATTGACTTCTTATCTTTCAGCTCGTGCTCCTGAAAAATTGTTATCTGTTGAAGATACTCAAATCCTTTCAGGTAATGGCACTGCTCCAAACTTGAGTGGTATCATCACTGATGCTGCTGATTTTGATACTTCTGCATCTGGTGCTTTTTATCAGTCAGTTGAATCTGCCAATGAGTTTGATGTGCTTGTAGCTACTTTGAACCAATTGGCATTGAGTGAATATCAAGCTGATTACATTATGCTTAATCCAACTGATTTCCACAAAATCCTTCTTTTGAAAGATAGCAACAATAGCTATTTGAAAGATCAGGTTTATGCTGGGTTGCAACCTGCATTTATGGGTGTGCCAGTTGTAATCAACACTGCTATCACTGCAGGAACTTTCCTTGCAGGAAACTTTGGTGTTGGTACTCAACTTTGGGTGCGTGATAACGTTGGTGTTGAGTTCTTCAGAGAAGATGGTACAAACGTTCGTGATGGCTTCGTTACAGTTCGTGTTTCTGAACGCATTGCTTTGACAAACTATTTGCCAAATGCATTTGTGAACGGATCATTCTCTACTGCAAAAGCTGCATTGGAAACTCCCTAATAATTAGGATAATCACAGACAAAAGTGTAGTCGTTTGGCTGCACTTTTTTTTTGCATATAAGTGAATGAGATATCTTTTGGGGAATGTGTTCACTGAAAATAACAACTTTTGATGAATGTATTATTCAAAAAATGATAGGCAAAATCCTTTGAAGTAAATTAAAATTTACCAAACTCGGAAGTAAAATCGTGCCAAACTCGGAAGCAGATCCCATAATTGTAGATACAATGTAATTACAAAATCAGGCATTTCCCTTCTTAAAAAAAAAAAATTGCTTATTTATTTGGTGGGAAAGAATTTTTTCTTATCTTTGACATATCAAAACGAAACAAAATGAATAATTTTTCAAGTATTACCGACAACAGATTAAGAAGAGATTTAATTTCATTGGCTCAATCAATGCAAGGGCATCACTTTGCCAGATTAGCAATGATGATGGCAGAAGAGAGAGGTGTTGAATTGAGCTATGAGGAAGCTCTTAAACTTTAAACAATGAGAGAAAAAATCATTGATATCATATTTGGGGGAGTGGCAATCTTTTTGATTGCTTACTTCCTTCTGGGATTAGTGAGTTTTATATTTTATAATTAGAAACAATGAGAGATAAAATTGAAAAGTACGTTTTTAGGGCAGTGTTTTGCCTTATGGTATGGGCAGGAATTATTGGGTTTGTTTTATTCGCATCTTGGTTTGATTCAATCGTGATATGAAAAAGGTAAACAAAGGGATATTGGGATGGATCTTTTTTCTTATGGGGGTTCGGTGTATGTATATCTTCAATGATTATTTCACTGCAATCTTTATGATCCTGATTGGATTTACAATGATGTTAAATAGGGAAAAATGAGTTATATTTTAGAGAGTTGCAGGGAGATGGTAAAAGATTATGTTGAGCATCTAAAAGATGATACCTTCAATAGATTGCCATTGTCAAAACAAGTTATGATTCTGGATAAGCTTCGGAAGGTCAAAAAGGATTTGTCAGAGCTTTCTGATGATGTTTAGTTTTTTTATTTTGTTAGTTTAGGTTGAAAGGGGTTGCGAAAGGCAATCCCTTTTTTTTGTACCTTTACTTGCATGAATCACAATCAGCGTGGTTGTTTTGCAGAATATAAGTTTGCAACAAGGGCAATGGAGGAGGGTTTCAATGTTTCAATGCCACTGCTTGATTCATCTCCTTATGATGCCATTGTTGAAAAAGATGGAGAACTTTTTAAGATACAGATCAAGCATATTTCAAAAGAAAGAAAAAAGGATGGTAAAAACATCCACATATCACTTGAACGAAGTGGATCAGGGTATGATTTGAAGTATGTGGATTTTTTTGCAATATATCTTGAGCAGGAAGATGGATTCTTTTTAATTAAAAACAAAGGGCAAAGATCATTCAGATTATCAATAGATGGCATATATAAGAATAATTTTAGTAACTTTGCTCTGATTAGTAGGTAATCGATTTTCATTGTTTCTGGTAGGAGAGAGCTGCATTTGATGTGGCTCTTTTTTTTTAACTTTACAAAAAATAAAGTGATGCGACAAATAACCATAAATAGCACAACTGGAAATGAAATCATCAGCGTTCAGGATGTGAAAGATTTTGTGAGAATAGATACTTCTGCAGATGATTCCCTTATCAGCTTGATGATTGAAACTGCAAGGATGTTTTGTGAGAATTACATCTCCAGAGATATTGTGCCAAAGAATCGTACTTATTATCTGGATCGTACTGAAACTGGATTGATTGATCTTCCATTTGCTCCAGTGGCATCCATTTCGGAGGTGCTTGTCAATGGCAGTGCTGCAAGTTATGAGATTCTGGGATTGGATAATGAAACCATTGAATTGGATGGTGGAGCTGCAGAGAAGGTCAAAATAACTTATGTAACTTCAGGGATCAGCAATGGGATGATCAAACAAGCTCTTTTGCAAAGCGTTTCAACATACTATGACAACAGAGCAGATTTTGTTCAAGGGCAAAGCTTACATTTACTCCCTTCATCTGCAAAGAATATATTGGCATCATACAAATCAATGTTTGTGTAATGGATGCAGGGAAGTTAAATAAGAGAGTTAAGGTAATTCGATTGACAAAGGCATCTGATGGTTTTGGAGGATTCACATCCACTGAAGCAATTTCAGGCACATATTGGTGCAATCTGAAGCAAAATAAGGGGGATATAAAGCAGGAAAATGGAATCAGGGAGCAGAGGATTGAAATCGAACTGATAATGCGTAAAAAGGCAGCAGATGAGATTTTATCAACTGATGTGCTGCAATTAGAAGGGCAAACAGAAAAGCATCGGATCATTGACAAATATGATTCAGAGATTGATTTTTACACAACAATTAAAGCAGTGAGAATCCAATGAGTGCAAAGATAAATCAAGCTGATCTTAAAAAGCTCAATAAAAAGGTTGCTATGCTGAAGCAATTCTCAAAGCAGGGTTTGGCTAATGAAGTGGGCAAAGCTGCATTGGAGATTGCAGGAAGGGCAAAGAAGTCAGCTCCCATTGATACTGGTACATTAAGGCAAGAGATAACATCTGAAGCATCTGGAAAGGGTGTTGCAGTAGTATCAAAGGCAAAGTATTCTCCTTATGTGGAGTTTGGAACTGGTGGAATGGTTGATCTAACTGATATGCTTGAGCTTGGTATTCCATCAGGATATGCAGCTCAATTCAAGGGCAAAGGATTAAGAGAAGTGAATCTCCCGGCACGACCATTTTTCTTTTCATCTGCAAGAGTGGGATTCAATAATATGCTCAAGAGAATTGAGAAGCAATTAAAGAAAATGACATGAGAGAAGTGATCCACAGAATACGAAAGGCAATCATTGACAAACTCAATGGAAGTGTTGAATTAAGAGGTTCACAAGTTCCCATTTATGGAAGAGTGCCAACAGATGCAACATATCCATTTGTGAGGGTTTATTCTGTTTCAAACAATGAGGTTGATCAGAATCAATCAACCTACAATATGGAAGTGATCACAAGGATTGAAGTGGTTACAAGATTTGAATCTGATTCTGGAGGAGAGCTTGATTGCAATCTCATTGTGGATGAATGCTTATCTTTGTTGCGAACCAGATCTGCAGGATATTTTGATCTTTCAGAACAAGGATTCAATGTTTACACATCAGAGAATGAAGGGATAAGCTATCTGGAGGATGATTTTACAGATCACACATATTTCAGGGCAATCATTGAACTCTCTAATCGTGTTGAGCAAATCCCTCCATCAGGAGGTTTGGAAACTGAATTACAATTTGAATTACAATCATAATGGCAAAAATTACATTTACAAACAAAACGGATAATCAAACTTCAGCATTGGCAGAGATTTACAAGGTAACTGCTGCAAATGTGAATGAGATAAAAACAAGCGTGAATGCTTTGTATGATTTAATTGGTGGCTTTGTTTTTTATGAAGATGCTGCAACTGCAGTAACTCCAATCAATATAACTGCAGACACTTGGACAGATCTCACAAATGACAAGGCAGGATCTGGAACTCTCACAACTTACAAACCAACTTACATCACTGGAGATTTGTGGGATTCAGCAACCAATACAATTGATTTGGATGAAGTTGCCAATGGAAAAGTTGTTGTTGTTAGAACTGATTTTGAATATACTCCTGATTCAAGCAATCAACACATTGATGCTCGTTTGTATTTTCCAGATATATCAAAAGAATTGCATTTTTTACATGGAGATCTTGCATCACAACATGATGAAAATCATTTTGTTCATACAATGCAGTTTTATGTTGATAGCAACATTCAGACAAGTGATGTTAAAATACAAGTTCAGGCATCTGGATCTGGAGATTTAAAGGTAAATGGTTTTATGATCACAATTTTAAGTTTCTAAAATGAAGTATTTCAGGATTGAAGAGTTTGATTCTCCTGATGTGAAAGGCAGTGGAGAAGGAATGAACAAGGAGCTTTTGCAAATCATTGACAAGGCAAGAGATTTGTTTGGCAAACCTATTCACATAAATTCTGGAGTGAGAACCATTGAGAGAAATGCTCTTATTGGTGGCAAACCCAACTCCTCCCATTTGCGTGGATATGCAATTGATGTAGCTTGTGATAATTCAAGAGATCGGTTCAGATTGATTGAGTTGTTTTTGCTTTTGGGCATCAATCGCATTGGCATTGCCAAAACATTTATTCATATTGATAATGATCCTGAAAAGGATCGTGATGTAATTTGGACATACTGATGAAAGGATTGTTGGCAAAATTATTGGGTTTGAATGGAAGTGGGCAATCTTCTTTGGGAGAGTTTGCAAAGGATTTGCGTGAAGCTATCAAAGGCAAAGAGATTGATCCTGATAAGATGATGGAGCTTGTGAAGGTGCAAAGCGAAATCAACAAGATGGAAGCTCAACACAGATCTGTATTTGTTGCAGGATGGCGGCCATTTATCGGATGGATTTGTGGATTGGCATTGGCATATAATTTCATCATCAGAGATGTGATTGCTTGGATTTCTCCAGATATTATGCCTCCTGCAATCCAGATGGATCAACTAATTACAATCCTTCTGGGGATGCTTGGTTTGGGGGGATTACGTACCTTTGAAAAAGTTAAAGACAAAACGAAATAATATGGCAATTCAAGATGATGCAAGTTTGGCAATGATTCCTGCAGCTTATGCTGCAACAACATTGTATTCAGTAATTCCTTCCAATGGAAATGGAGATTTCACACATTCCAGAACTGGTAATGCCACAAGAGTAAACAAGGGAGGATTCATTGAAACTATGGGATCAAATGTACCAAGATTGGATTACCCTTTAATTGATGGAGTGGTACAGGATTGCCCTGCTTTACTTTTAGAGCCACAGCGTTTAAATTACTCAAACTATACAGAGGCGTTAAGTAATTGGGTTGATGAAAATGTTACTACAACAGATAATCAAACTATATCGCCTGATGGTGGTGTTAATGCGAGTAAGATTGTAGAAAATTCATCAAATACATTTCACTTTATATCAAAAATAACAAGCTCAACAACAACAGGAAATAATTTAGTTTTTACTTGTTTCGTTAAAAAAGGTACGAGAACAAACGCTTATATTTATTTTAGAACATATAGCAACGCAAATAGATACGGTATAAATGTAAATTTAGAAAACGGCACGATAACAGACACTGAACAAACAGGTTCGCCTACAAACATAGAAACAAGCGTTACCGCTTATCCCAATGATTGGTATAGAGTGAAAGTGAGAATGTATCAAGTATCAGGTACAGCAACTATGCTAATCGGTCCGAATAACAATACTACTATAAACGGAATTAATAACACTTATCAAGGCGATGGTTCAAGCTATATATACGCTTGGGGTACTCAATTAGAGGTGGGCGATTATGAAACAAGCTATATACCTTCGCCAAATTCTGCCACACAGGTAACACGTTCACAAGATTTTTGTAATAATTCAGGCACAAGTGCAGATATAAACAGCGAAGAGGGTGTACTGTTTGCTGAATTAGCTACACTTGATAAAGACGATACAAGTAGTAGACGAATATCTATTTCAGATAGCACTACAAATAATGTAATACGATTAACATATGATGTAGCTTCAAATAGATTGTATGCAGTTGTATATAAGTCAGGTACTATATGGGCAACTTATACTACATTATCAAATTCAGAGGATTTTAATAAAGTAGCTTTAAAATACAAACCAAACGATTTTGATTTTTATGTTAACGGTGTAAAAGTGCAACAGCAATCAAGTGGTGCAACTTTTAACGCAGGTACTATGAGTGAAGTTGCCTTTGATAATGGTAGTGGTGGTAACTTATTTTTTGGTAAAGTAAAACAACTAATGGTATTTAAAACAGCGTTAAGCGACAGCGATCTAGCAACTTTAACAAGTTAAGAAAATGGGATATTTATTTAAAAAATATGAATTTGCAAATGAGGATGAAGCACAAGCTTTGATTTCTGCTTTGCCACACAGAGAAGATGAAGATGGGAGATCATATCCAGATCATAGGCACACGATTGTCAAGCTTGGGCATATCCTAATTGAACAAGGAGAATGGGATAATGAAACACAAGAGGAGATATCTGCTCCAGTGTTTGCAGAGAAGTATTCTGTTGATGTTCTTTGGCAGGATATTGATCAAGCTCCTGAAGATTGGGATGCTTATGAAATCACATTGACAGACAATGGGGTTCATACGTTTTTTGGAATCAGTTATGTATAAACTATGGCAGCGATCAATGGCAGTAATTTCTTATTGTACAGAAGTGATATTGATCCAAAGGTTTCTGAATTTCAAGGCAGGGTTTTAAGAGATGGTGGCACATTGGAAGCTCTGAATTGTGTGAGAGATGCCTTTGAGGATCAAAAGATTGCTATTGGGCATTCAACATCAACAACAATAAATCTCAATGTAGATTTGCCAGAATCAACAACAAAAGATTCAAGTGGCTTCAGAGAGGTTATTGCAGGAGTGAAATCAGGAGAGATTGCAGTTGATGGATTGGTTGATTATTCTGATAGTGTGAATTTCAATGAGTTGGCTTCCTATATGCTACTGAAAGATAAATTGGAATTTTACTTTGAGGATTCTGTTTCTGGATTGCTTGTTTACAATGGAGAAGGGTACATTGAATCGGTTGAACAAATTGCCGAAATGGAGAATGCAGTTAGCTATTCACTTGGCATCAAGCTCACTGGATTAGTGGTGGTTGATGGAGTGTAGCTAATAAAAAAAATAACTATATTTGTATAATAATTTTAATAATTAAAAATCAAAAGCTATGCCAACAACTGGTGTTTTTAACGGAACTAATTTGCTTCTTTCAGTTGAAGGAACAAATCTTGGTCATACAACTTCATGTTCACTAACATTATCAACTGATCTCCCTGAAGCTACTACAAAAGATTCAGGAGGATTTCAAGAGGTTATTGCAGGTGTTATGAGTGGAGAAATCTCTTTTGATGGTTTAGTTACTTATGATGATTCAAGCAATGTTACAGAATTGGCTGATTTCCTTTTAGCTCGTACTCAATTGACTTGTATCTTTGGTACTGAAACCACTGGAGATAGAATTTTCACTGCTGAAGGATTTTTATCTTCTTT